GAGGTTATAAGCCTTCTCGACAGTACCACGACCCAACAAGCGATTAGGGACAGTATCGTCCTGATAAGCAAGGATTGGGCGGTCTTTCATCATGTATGGGTTCTTTTCTGCCTTCAGAAGAACACCATCATTGGCAATCACTACGATAGCCTCAACCATATCGGAATACTCATCCTGAACAGAGTCTTCAGGGAACAAATCTTCTACTTCGCCATTTTCTTCGTTTTCTAGTTGTTCTAGGTACTCACGGGGAACGAGTCCATAGTAAGTAAGAAGTTTTACTTTATCGTCTTCGTACTGAGTAATCTCTTGGGTAGGCTCTAAGTCCGTATCCATAGAGTCAGTACCGACCTTTACATTGCGATATATGCCATCTTCTTGGCCTTTGACGACCTTGTGGATAGAAACATACTTCTCAATAGCCACACCCATACAGTCATCAATAGATGTTCCATTAGGATCAAACAAGAAGTTACGGGGGTTAACAGGAACAATCTTGACTGCAATGCGGTCTTGTTCTACGACTCCAATAGCCGCTTGTCCCATTTGACCAGGGATGGCTTGAGTTGACGGAACATAGACTTTCTCTGTTTTGACAACAATCTCACCGATTCCAGTGCCATACAGTTCAGCCAACAACTCGATCTGGTCAATAGACTTGCGAATCTTATCGACTTTGAAGTCTTCCATGAGTTGTGCTTTGATGGCAGCAACATCTAGGGGGCTACCATTGACATCACGGATATCGTCTTGAATGTCAAAGAACTCACCCTGACCAAAGATAGCTTCCATGATCTCGGCATGGCGTGTCTCTACGGCTTGTTGGGTAGCGGGGGTAACGATTCTTGATCGCTCGGAGTCTCTAGTTTTGTCTTGAGCATCCCATTCACCATTGAAGATACGCTCATACTCTAGCCAATCAGATAAGAAGTTGGTGTCTCGGTAGTCCCTCCATCTATCACAATGGTTGACCACAAAGTTTGTTAGTTCTTTGTCTGAGTCGCTAGGTTCTTGAAATTCCATTCTTATACCCCTGAGATAATATCTATCGGTTGCCATTCCTCGCTCTCATCTTCTTCCATGTAAGATGTAACAGCAAGCTGGTCAATGTAACTAAGGGAGTCAGGAAGGTCATCATGGACTCCTTGAGCAGGGAACAGGATTAACTGGTCTACAAACTCATCCCAATCTTCCTCCGAATTTAACACAATTCTGCCATGCTCGAACCTACCTTGTAAAGCCCAAATGATTCGATCTGCTTTTTTTCTATTCCCGTGGGTCAAATCCACGATGTGAGCATAGGTATTGTTCTTTCGCATCAAGTCTGAAAGATAGGGCAAAACAGCGTTCTTTAGCGCCCCCCTCTCTATCCCCACACTAAGAGGTCTGTAGTCCCGAATGGCAATCAGTATCTTAGAAGCAGTCTCTCGGATATCCCATCTTCCGTGTTCAATCTTCTCAACAAACCACTTCCCATCGTCTGTAACCTTAACGATTGAGATAGCAGACTCGTCTAGACGCTTCTTAGAGTTAGCGGCTTGTTTGGCAACTTCTTCAAATCCCGCAAGGTCAACAGCAATGTAATACGACCCATGTTCAGGCTTTACCCCGTATTTTATCCACTCTTCCTTAAAGATATCAGACCCCGCATTGGTAAAAGAAGCCATAAACTCTTGCTTAAAAGCGAAAGAACTCAGGGTCTTTTTAGCGGAATCTATCTCTGCTTGGTCAATCAAAGGGTTATCAGCAGTGGTGAAGTGCCAAGACTTCCAATCAGGATCATCCTCTGACTCACCTAGTTTGAAGGTGTCATAGAACCAGTTTCTCCCCTTTGGAGTGCCAATAAAGAGCGCTCTCCCCCGTTTATCAGACAAACTGGCACGAATGACCTGTTCCCATGCCTCAGGCTTGATGTCAGCTACCTCGTCTAGTACGGCATAGGTCAGCGAGACTCCACGAAGGGTATCAGGTCTATCCGCACCCCTAACGTATATCCTAGCTCCGTTTATCAGGGTAATGTCTAAGTTATTAACGTGACTACTCTGAATAACCTCTCTACCAAGGTCTAACAGTAAGTCCCAGATAATCTGTCTTGATTGTCCCATAGTGGGAGACACATACAGAACCGCAGACCCTTGTGGACATTTGAGTCCTTCAATCAGTAGGGTAACTGCCGCCATACGTGACTTACCGCACCTACGCCCAGCAGCCACAACCTTAAACCTAGTCGTATCCTTAAATACCTCTTGTTGCCAAGGAAGTAGACTAAAGTTCAAATCAGCCATATTTAGCCTCTACATCTTCAGGTTGTTCAGTATTCTCAACAATAATCGGTTCTTGTCCAAGTCCAGTGATATTGATGGTTACGGCACTCCTCTGACTCTTATCCTTCTCAAACAAAGAAACAGGGAGAGTCCTATCCAAACACATCTTTAAAGCAACCAATTGATGGGGATGGTCATCATTAAGAGCTATCTCTATGACCTTTTGAGCCACATCCTTACCTCCACTCCTAATCATCAACTCCTTTAGCTCCTTGAGCCTCTGGTGGTCTGTCTTAGGCAGTACAAGGGGTGGATTGTCAGCAAACCTCTGTATGGTCATCTTGACTGACCCCTTAGGGCGACCTCTTCCTCTTTTTTCCATTTTGTCCTCCTTGGAATGGATTAGTTCATTTTAGCTTTTTCTGAGGGTGGGAAGTACCACAAATATCTACACACACCACTCACCCCCTCCCCCCCCATACATCTCACCACCTAGGGTTTTCCCTACTGTCTATCCATACAGCTTAGGGTTTACCCTTAGTCAAAGGTTATGCGTTTTTTGCATAAAGTTGTGAGAGTTGGGGATGCACCTTTTTCGATGTACTTGTTTTAGTGTTTGTCATTGTGTTCCCTCATACGTTCCTTACTGATTCCCTTATGTCATCCCTTACTGGATTCTCTAAGTTGGGGCTGTTAGTTGTTGCCCGACCTATATTTAAAAAACTCAATGGCATGTCAGGTCTGAAACCCTTGTTGTGCGCCTCACTGTATAGGTCAAGTACATTTTCAAACCCACGGCACAAATTACCCTTTCCAGCCGCCAGAAGTATCATTCTTTGAGGGTCTGACAGTGTTCTTTGAAAGTATCGGGTTTGAGGGTTTGAGGGTCTTCCCATTTTTGGCCTAGAAATTGAATTATTTAATTATTGCATACTTTAATTCTAAGGGTAAATACTTATAGGGTTTTGGAGGGGTCAATAGAATCAACAACTTACGAGAGTTGGCACGATTCTTTTATGCTTATATAGTGAGAGGGTAGATTTTTAGCCTTCTCTTTTATCAACTCTTAATAGGTTTCAACATGGATAAAACGACTTACAAAACGATTCGCAGATCAATTAGAGACAATGGCCTGCGCTACACCACACACCATGCACAATGCACTGGCAACATTCCCGCACTGACAATTTGCGACTTTGTGGCTAACACAATGCGACTGACTGACTGGTTATCTATGCGTCAATCGTTTGCACGCTCTGAGAGGGCTTCTATAGCCTTCAAATTGACTACGGCATACCCACACAAGGTGGCAGCATGAAAAACACTTTTTTAGACTACCTCACAGCAATTGCAATCGGTTTATTGCTGTGTATCGGTTTAATGGCATGGTTTGACATCCTGGTCAAATAATCTCTCTTTTTCTTTTTAATAGGTTTCAAAATGATATACAAAATTAAACATGGATCAATTGCAGCGGTTCAATTTGTAACGATGCCAAATGGCAAAGAAATTGCTATCAGCGACTCAAAAGAGGAAAGAAATTTAAGGTATTTGCCTTTAGAAGTAAAAGAAATAATCAATAGACAATTTGATATTGTTTTTTCTCTCCCATATGAAAGCAGAGAGGAATTTGTGCAAAATTCAATTCCTTTTGAAATTGACGTTTATCAAACTTGTATTTGTGGCTGCGACATCCCACAAGATCAATGGCAAATAAATTATTCGGGTTATGCTGAATGTCCTGAATGTCGCATGGTTTAATTTTTTAACTGTTAATAGGTGTTACATGATCAAAATATCTCAAACCTCAAAATTAAATGCCCGTTCATGGTCATTGCAAGCTTTAGACACTTGTCCTGGTTCATGGGCCGCACCAGGGGAATTAGTAGATGCCTGCAAGGGCTGCTATGCCACTACGGGAAATTACAATTACCCTAATGTAAAAATGCCTAGATTGTCTAATCGCTTAGATTGGCAGCGTTTAGACTGGGTTTCCGATATGGTTACCGCATTAGATTCGGATCGCTATTTCCGCTGGTTTGATTCTGGTGATGTTTACACTCTTGGATTGGCTGAGAAAATCCTAGAAGTAATGATCCAAACCCCATGGGTTAACCATTGGCTGCCGACCAGAATGCACAAATTCCCCAAATTTGCCCATGTTTTCGCACAAATGGAAGCTTTGCCCAATGTAAAAGTCAGGTTTTCCAGTGATTCTATTCAAGGGGAATATATCGAGGGTTTGCATGGTTCGGTTATTGGACCCGATGCTGCCACATTTCAAGCAAGGGAAGGGGTCCAATTGTGCGAAGCATACAAACACGGCGGTAACTGTAACGGCTGCAGGGCTTGCTGGTCTAAAGATGTGCCAGTGATTGCATACCCTGCGCATGGCCTAAAAATGGCCCGTGTGATTAAGTTAAAGCAAATTTAAGGGGCTTGAATGATCTATGCAATTGCAGCCCTAATTCTGCGAATACTCTCAGGCAAACGATAAACCAACTACCCGCCTAATAAGCGGGTTTTTTTACGTCTGGCATAGTTGATATGCACAAGCCACAAAAACGGCTCAAAACGGCTCATAATAGCCTTCTAGGGGCATTTCCTGCGTCAATCTGCGAATGGTAACGTCAAGGGCTGCCAGTTCATCCATTTTTTTGATTCGCCATATAGCCTTAGTGCCATGCCAGCTATTGTGACAGTCCCTGCATAAAGCTATCACGCAATATTGTAGTTTTTGCTCTATGTGATGTGCGTCACTTGGCCCATGTTGATCGCATACTGAGCACGGCAATAGTTTAACTTTCCCTATGTGTAGTCTATGCTTTGCGCTTAGTTTGTTGTTCATTGTGTAGCTTTTTGCTCTATACGGGCTGAGTATTGGGCGGTTCTCCAACATTCAACCTTTGCTTGGGCGGCTGTCATTAGCCAACGATAGCGTTCTTCTATTTCAACGGCTGCCCTGATTCCTTCGAGTATTTCTACATATTCAGGGTGAGCATAAGCAAATGTGTCCTGCTTTCCAAGCACTTCAGTCCCTGCAAGGCTTTTCAGTTGTGCGTGTTTTGATCGTCTGAATTCTTCTAAGTACATACGATCAGACTTAGCCTTGGCGTAAAGTGGGGCTGTTTTTATGATGAACTCTATCGCAAGTGTAGGCTCGTTCATGTTCTTTCCCTGATTGCATCCATGTGAACGTATCCAGTTGAAGCATCTAAAATTTCGATTATTTCATTGCGTTCATGCTCTGCTATCAGTTTGGCAAAGCGCACAAGCCCATTTTCATCAAACTTCAGGCCATTTATGGTGTTTTCTATTGCCAATTTAATAATGTCTTCTCTAGTCATACCAAAACCTTAATAAAACAAGCACTCCCGCCCAAAAAGCAGTGAGTGCCATGATGATTAGTTGCCAAGCCTTAGTCATACGTCCTCGGTCTTATAGTTGAGTTTGTGGTGCTGAAAGCGCATTGCCGCCTCACACTCCATCTCTTTAAACTGTTCATCAGAAAATAGCCCAATGACATTGCGAGTTTCAAACCAAACCTCTTTTATGGACTCGTTGTATGTCCCGTCTTCGTCTGATGAATACTCATAAACTACTGTAACGATTTCGCTACCAGCACCTACTGTTGTGTCAAATTCCCATGTTGATTCCATGATGTAACTCCTGTTAAAAATTAAATGTTATTCCTGTTTTGAAATGTTTTGAATAGGGATAAACCCTTAGTCCAAGCATTCTTTTACACACACATCTATGCCTGATTGACTTGAGTAAACCTTCGTTACATGGATGTTTACGATCTGTGTGTCATCTTTGTAAACAACTCCATTCATGGCATCTTCTACACTCTTGAGAACATTTGATGCGTCAGGCTTCTTAATTGGTTTCTCAAAGCCGTTTAAACAGTCTGCCACTTTCTTTTTAGAGTAAGACTTGGGGATAGGTGCTCGAATGTAGAGATACAGATTTACAGGTGTTTCAAGTGGTTCGGAACTTCCCATTGCTTCTGTAGCGGCTTCTTTGATTAAAGATTCATAGGTTCTAGTTTTGTCAGGGGTGTAAGTCTGGACAAAGTTTCCTCGCCTAGCGTATCTTGCTCTTTGTTTGCCAACGGGGTCAGCATCCAACTTAAAAGTCACCATGAAAGTCATAGAAGTGTCCCATCTTTGATTCGGTTCATATATTCCCTAATTCTGTCTCTAGCACCAGTGCCGTAAATTCTTTCGGCTCTCTCCAATCTGGCACGAATGAGATCACGATTTTTACTTCCTTCCCAATTCCGATAAAGCTCTCTAGCCTCGGCTTGCTCTAGGATTACTCTATCGCCTTGAATGCTTCTTCTACTCCAAGTCACCAGTTAACTCCAATGCCATGTTGATTATTTTTTCAGGATAAGGCACTCCGTCTTTAACCTTATCAAGAATTTTCATTGCGTCTGCGTGTGTCATTTTTTCACCACAATCATTGGTTCACAAAAAATTCCACTTGCTAATGATTTTGAATTTACCCTTTTTGCCATTCTGTAGCCCATGACGTAAGGATTTTTGTCTTTCAAGTATTCAAGAACTGGCTGCACTATGCGGTTGTAGGTATGATTTGCGTAAACGTCACTCACATTGATAACCATGTGACCATCAGGCCGCAACACTGACAAACATTTGTCTAACATAGCAAACAAGAAATTTTCTAGCCAATCTTCAAACTTTGGATATTGCTTGTGAGAGGAAAGATCACCTTGATATTTCTCAACCTTCCAATATGGGGGTGAGGTAAAAACAAGATCATAAGTACCATCAGGTGCGCTAACTTCGCATTGCTCATATTCAAATGAAACATTGCCACCATACATATGCTGCATTGAAGCATAGCCAGCCAGAACTAAAGGGTTTACATCTCTGCAATGGTATGGAATGTTTGATGCCATAGCAGCTACCATTCTGTCGCCCCAACCACCGCAAGGGTCGTAAATGTTGGTCGCCTTGAAGTACTTGTATACGGCTTGGGCAGCAGTTGGTCGGAATTGAGAAGCAATGTATTTTCTCAATGCCAATGCAGTCTTCGGGCTATTTTCGTAAAACTTACTGTTTTCCAAGCTCTTTCTATGTTTTAACTGATACCAAGATCGAATCGGAGATGGTGAAGCTAATGAATCGCAAGCCATCCTCGCTGCCCAATGGTGTCTATCAGAGGCAATTAAACCAATTCTGCTGGTATCAATGTAGATGGGCTTTTTATAGCTTTCATCAAACTCAGACCTAGAAAACCAATCACCACTTTTTAAAAGTAAATTGCCATCAAAGTTTTGTAGTTCAGCAAAGTCAGCTAAGGCTTGTGCATCAGAAGCTGGAGCAATCGGAAATTTGTTTTCCTTTGTAACTACCAATGTTTCAGGAATAATCAAATCTTCAAAAAGCTCATTTTGATAGCTCATGCTCTGCCCCTTATTTGAGCCATCCTAGCCAATACCTCAAATGGTATGGGTGCGGCTTTCAGATCATCAGCTTTGATCTTTTCCAAAGCGGCATCAGGCTCATTCTTTGACGCAACTGTGAGCCTTACATTGTCATAAGGATTTGGTTTAACAATCCATTCTGCTTTTAAACCTTGGCTTCCTCGGTTGCACCATTCAATCAAAAACTGCTCAAGTGTCCAACCTAGTTTTTTGGCTTCAGCTATTGCCCCATCAAGAACTGTTTTGGTAATCGGGGCTTTCTTGGTCTTACGCAAAGTTACCCAATCATCCCAAACTTGTTGAGAAACATCTGGTGGGCAAGCAACGATAGTTGCGCTCTCTCTCTTTGGTTTATGGTTATTGGTTATTGGTTCATGGTTAGGGTTATGTTTGGAAACCACTTGGGTTTCTTCTAGGTTAGCATCTGGGTTTGATTTTGGTCTACCACCAAGTTTCCCAACCTCACGATTCCTCTCAGCCTTTGCCTGATAAGCCGCAATAGTTTCATCGCATCGTTTGTGAAACCAACAATTATTTTCCATGTCAAACATGAAGAATTCTTCAAGAACTGTCTGAACAGCATTGATCTGATTAGACATCCTAATGCGTCTGGAAACCTCATGGGTTTGGTTTGGGATAGGCTTTTCGCTTGTGTAGTACAAGTCTAGCAATCGTCTAAATGCCAAATCTTCATAGTTTGACAAATGAGCCGTGTCGTGAATGTAGTCACTCACATGAAATGAATAGTAGTGCATAGCAGTCTCTTGTTCCAATTCTCCCTGAAAGAAACTGCGGCAGGAGGGGAGACTTCTCTTTTCGATAGGGTAGCTACGCCCTATCTAGCCGTGTTTCAAAACATTGTATCAAATAAATTGATTATTTGTGATTTCATTTGTTGGTGATCTGCCAAGCAATCTTCTAGCCTGAGAATTCATCACCGCATACTCAGCCTTGGTAAAAATTCCTTGCGCATTACGAATGTCAAATGGGTTTAGCTTGTCATAAGGCTCATCATTTACGGCTTTTGTGGCATCAATCATGTGTTCAGCCAGGGTGTATCTCATTATCCAAGAACGTCCCATCTTAATCTTTTCAGCCGTAACTTGCTTCTTACGAATCATTTTCTTGCAAGCAGCGACAAGAGAAGTCCTTGGGATGCCTGTCAGATTCTCCATGTCATAGGATGTAAGCGATCCATTTTGCAGACATTTGATGATGGCTTCTTGGGTCATTTGTAAAGGTTCTCTATGTTAATTGTTCGGTTTAAATGGAGTTCTAGCGTTCTAGCAAGCAAAGCTGTTACAGCCGCATCAAAGTCCTCTGGTTCGGTTGTATAAGCATCTGCCATTGTTTGAGAGTACCCAAGCAAGGCTTCAGCGCATCTTTTTTCAAGTATTTCAGTTTTCATACGAGTAGCCTAGCATGATAAAAAAGTTGCGTAAATTAGGGAAAACCCCTATGTAAATTCTGGAATCTGTATGGCACATTAGAGGTGTTGAGCAACTTTAATCTTTGAAGTCCATCAAGGAAAACAGTTGCAATGCCATCGAAACTTGCGCTCAACACGATAGATTGCATCTAGCGCAAAGCAGGGACGAATTGCAAAAACGGACAATTTTAATAAACTTACAGGAGTGAATATGCCGATTCTTAATGGAAAGAAGGTCGTAGACCTAGAAGTAGATGGAGTAGATTCAGGAGATTATCCAGACTTCTCTGATGCCTACTTCTCTGATGGATGCTATGAAGATGGAACACGATTGACAGAAGATGAGTTGAACAAACTCACCGATCTGGCGGGTGATGTTTTGTGGGAAATGGCTTTTGATAGGCTTACATGAAAACACTATTTCAGTTCTTTGTGGAAGAATTCTCAGACATCCACTACTGTCCCTATTGCTTGACAATCAAGGGAGATAAAATAGTTTGCTGCCAAGAAGCAGACTTCATCGAATTCAAGGATTTGTATCCTGAACAACAAAAAGAGATTATTCAACAAGAGTTAGATGAAAATCAAAGGAGTTAATATGTCAATAGAAATGTTACTGAAAAAGAACGTCAACGATCACGTTGAGAAGAAGAATGGCCTGTCCTATTTATCATGGGCTTGGGCATGGGCAGAAGCCCTTAAAGCCGATCCTACTGCCACCTACAAGGTAGAAATGTTTGGCGACAAGTGTTTCATGGACATAAATGGTACGGCAATGGTGTTCGTTACCGCTACCATGTTTGGCAAACCAATGACCTGTCAATTGCCTGTGATGGATTACAGAAACAAGGCCATCCCTACTCCCGATGCGTTTGCGGTAAACACTGCCATCATGCGGTGCATGACAAAGGCTTTGA